CTTCGACCTGTTTACTGCTGTAGGCTGACTTGTCCATTACGAAAATTCCGTACTGGTCCGTCTTCAGGTGATTGACATTGGCGATGCGGCCAATCTTCTGTGCTGATACCCCGAGCATATCTCCCACTTCCCCAGCTGTATGATAATGCTCTTCAACTTTCGGCAGTGGCAAAAGCTCAATGCCGGCTGCATCATTCACCGCGCGGGCCATCGCAGTCTGCTTTGCCACGTCGCTCAGCTTGGGCATAAATGAAAGCGCCATGCTCATTGCCTCAACTTCCATCTTAATGGCGCGGGCGCGACGGTACTCAGGCAGGTGCGACTTAGACTTTTGCGGCAGAACCTCACCAGATTCAAGCTGACGCCAGCGGGTTGCTACCTTGTGACGCAGCGGGATGCTGTAGCCCGTGATTAGCGTCATGGTTAAATCTTGGTCAAGACTGATTTCATCAATGACGACTCGCCCGTTATAAACCTTACGCTTAATAGAAAACTCTTTAGAATCATAATCATCCAATTCTGGATAATGCTTTCCAAGAGCCTCCAGAGTAGAAACGATGTCCCTTACAACGTGCTCGGGCTTTTTCGCTGTCAACTTGGCAATCTCACGGTGAGACATTTTAGTGACAGCTGATCTTTGGTTTGCTACAGTAAGTTTAGTCATTTAGACCTCGACGTTTGATTTGACACCTGATAACCAGCAGCTAGACCCTGCTGGTTTTTCTTTTTGCGCTATTCCCTGCCAAAAGTGCGTAATCCCTTAAATCCCGAAGCCCTTTCAAGGCCGCCTCGTAAGCCATTAACAATCGCCGCTGCATCAGAAATTCTGTCCTCAAGCCTTCCGGCAAGTGGAGATTCAATCTGCTTCAGCCCGGGGTAAAGTTGCCCTCTCCACACCTTTCTGATCTCATCAAGGTGAATGCATGCCACGTTGGCGTTGTGGACATACATTTCGAAATCGAAGTTAACCGCTGGCAGTGACTCTTTCCCAACGAACTCACCTTCAATGACTTTTCCGGCCAGATACTCCACCGCTTCAGCAGTCTGTTTTGCTGACAGCTCGTCGATATGCTTAATGCCGAACTCTTTGTGAACCAACTTATAAACCGCTTGGTAGGTCATGCCGTACTTACCCATGATGCGGTTGACGATGCCACGCAGTGGAGTACGATCATCAACGGTTGTTTCCGGATTGCGGATAGCCGCGCCTTTAGTCCAGTAATCGTGCAGAGCGGTGAAGCACTCTTCCTGATAGCGCACCAAACGATCACGGATATCGTCTCGCACCTTCGCCGGATTGATGCTGAAGAGCCAACCGTTTAGCTTCTTCATTGGCAGGCAAAGCATGCGCTGCAGCCCTCCAAATGAAGGGATTGTGATATCACAACACCCGAACTTTTCTCCCTGCTTCTTCAGTTTCACAAACTGACTAGCCCAGTCCAATCCAATATTTTCGACAATCGGCTTCATCGCCACATAAGCCACTCCCGCCGCCATAGCGGTGATGATGTGCTGTCCGTGAAACGGTAAAGAGGTGGTGTTTACTGCTTCAATAATTGCTATACTGTTCATGTTAATTCTTCCGCAAGTTGGGTTAACAAATAGAGGCCCTGACTGTTACAGCAGTTGGGGCTTTCTTCATTCTGGGCATTTAATTCCCTGACGCTCTGCATATTCCCTCATTGCCCTTACTGCTTCCTTGCTAAAAGATCTGTCTGACTTTTCCGCTAGAGATTCCATTGCCTTTTCGAGCCATTCAGGCATGCGTAACGTTTTAACTTTCATAATACCCTCTCTTTGTATTTGGTATGCACACATAGTATTTGGGTACGCATTGATAGTCAATGGGTATGCACATACTATTTACTCACCGCGCAGCGCCCGCATCAATCGGCGAAGGAGTTACAATGTCAGAGCGTAGATATCGTCATCCGCAAGTTAACCTGCGTTTACCAGAAGAGTTAAAAGAAAAAGTCATGCTACTTGCCAGTGCCAATGGGCGCTCAGCAAATGCTGAAATGGTTCAGGCTATAGAGTTTTGGGTATCAGCAAACCAAGAAATGGCAGAGAATCCAGAAAAGTACCCCATGAACAATGACAAGGTTGAAATCAGCAGAAGTGCAATACCCGACATCGTCAATACCGTTAGGCGGCAAATACTTGAGCATCTAGCAGAGCATTATGAACTTCGCCCCAAGAACAAAAAGCCCACCTGAGTGGCATCTGACAAACTTCTACGGAGAGAGCAATGTCCGAATCCAAAGCAATCTTCCTCATCGTATGGGTAGTCACTTTCTTTCCTTGCTACAGGATGGCGAGGAAAGCAGGGTTTGGCTGGCCGATGGCTATCATGCTCTCCATACCATTGATTCACTACATCTCGCTGTACTTCTTTGCATTTAGGAAGTGGCCGGCGCTGCCAAATGCATAGGCATGAGTCCACTGTAGGAGCTCGAAATCGATGCAACTGGAATGAGTTTAAATTTCAACCAAATGAATAACACAAAGCGTTGATTACTATGGATAAATTCGACAGGCAAATGCAAAGGGAAATATTACAGGTATGCGCGACTACCTATCCTGGGCCACCTGATTTTTTAGCTGTATTGCTACCAACTGTCGAGCCATGCCTTAATGGTGTAGAAGAAAGAAAGGTCATGGCTAATCTTTTCTATCTAAGAGAGCATGGATTAATTACATTCAGTGATAGTTGTGCCATTGGGCCGGTCAGTATTTTTTCAGGAATGACAGCCACAGGGAAAGGCATTGATTTTATGATGAACGACGGGGGTTTATCAGCAATCCTGAACGTTCAAACCATCAAGTTCCACCGCGATGCCGTGGTTGTGTTTGAAGATCTCATCGCCCTTTCAGGTATGAACGATGCAGAGAAAGAAAAGGCAAAGTCTAAGCTGTCTGAGCTGACGACGGAGTCGCTCAAGACTGTAGTCCAGACGGTTACAACTGCCGGGCTAGCAGCTCTAATGAAGTGATCACCACACAACAACATAATGCCCACCTGAGTGGGCTACCCAGCCTTAGCTCTTCTCCTTGCCTGTTTAGCTAAGAAGTCATCTGCTGTTGCTTCATACTCTTCTCTAGTGAACCCCTTCTGATCGGGGTATTTCGCTGCCAGCATCATTTGAAACTCGGTCATCGATAGCTGCTCAGCTTCATCCCGGCTTATACCGAAGTGATTACGTGCAGCGCTTATGTACTCGAAGGCGTTGAACTCAGTAGTGGCCTTATTGCTCTCATGCCGCTGGAGTTGGCGCACCTTAGCTTTGCCGATGATGCCGTGGGTTATGAGTGACTGGGCAATGAGTATCATGTCACTCAGTGGCATCGCCCCTTTTCGGTAGACGAAAGCTGCTCTCCCAGACCTTCCAGACTTACTTGGGACTATTTCACCAATTAATTTACCCAGATCTTTATCGCAACAAGCCTGAAGGATCGCCATTGAGGCTAAGGCTGGAATTCTCACATAATCTGGAGATGAAGCTTTCTCCATTACCCACTGCGGAATCATTCCGTACGCCTGGTATGCGCTTTGAAGGATGTTGTAGTGGACATCATAGAATGACTGCACGATCTCCTGTGGCTCGCCAATGCGGCTCATGGCGGCGAATGATGGCCGGAAAAAATATTCATCCTCGCCAACTGTGATAAGGCACTCGCCAATCTCTTTGTAAGGTGTCATGGGTTAATCCGGTAACAGACATTTTCGGGGCCACCTGGTCGAAGCCCCTGAAATGGAAGTTATGCGTTGATGGTCGCCGCAGTAGAGCCAGTAAACGCACCGTCAGTTGATGTGAAGGTGATTGTCGCGGTTCCGGTTGCGACACCAGTAACCAGTCCGGTAGAGCTGACCGTTGCTTTTGTCGCGTCCGAGGTTGTCCAGGTGCCGGATTTATCTGTTGCATCAGCAGGCAGTACGGTTCCGGTCAGCTGGCGCGTTGCACCGACAGCCAGAGAGGTAGTGGCCGGGGTTACTGTTACACCTGTTGCGGGTACAGTGTCATCTGTGTCATTCACCTGAATCGAGCTGGCATCGCCAACTTTAAACTCAGTCGTTAGTGACACAATATCGTTGGTACCGCCATCAGAGCTGAGCGCGGTAATGTTCATGTAGCCGATGAAGGTGATCGGGCCATATTCGAGACGAACCCAAATTCCCGGCTGGCGACGGTTACTAATCTCGGTGTGGTAGTACTTGATGAAGCGACCGATTCCGTACTGGTCGAGCTTGTCTTTCTTACGCACTTCACCTTCAAAGCTGATGGTGAAATCTGAGTTAGTAACGATTGTCTCTACATATCCTTTGCCGTCATCAGCATCACTGGTGACGCTATTTGGGCTAAAGTCGAACCCTTTGCTCGTTCCGGCAGCCAATGCTTTCCATTCCGATTCCTGCGGCAGCGTGTCGCTGCAACCATCGGCAACTTCAAGCACAACGGCGCCACCGAACAAACGTTCGTTGCTGTTCTGGCAATCTGCCATGGGTAATTCCTCTTTGACGTTTATTTAGCTGCCGAAGGTGGCAACAAACTGAAGCCGATAGACCAGGCGGCC